GTAGTGGTAGTTGTGGGACATGGTCCTGTACACATTAAACTAAGAGTTTTATCAAGCTGTCTTGATATATCCCACAAAAGATTAGCTTTTTCACTCCAGCCTATTTGTTTTGATATAGTCATTTTAAATAATGTTTGTTATTATTCCACCTGTTATTACAATACATCCTGTACCCAATCCATTAGGATAACTTCCTGAAGGAAAAGGAATTGTTTTTTCTATATTGAGCCACACTTCACATCCTAAAGAAGGCCAAGAGTTTACACAAGATTCTAACATCCATACAGTAAAATAATTGTATGGTAAAGCACATGCTGTATTACAATCAGTACCACAATTTATAAAAGTATAATTAGTTTCAATTAATGGATTTAGTGTAGTGGTAGTGGTAGTGGTAGATATAGTTTTACAAGTTGTATTAATACAAAGAAGTTTATCTAATTGCTTAGATATTTCCCAAAGAAGATTTTCTTCATTACTAAATCCTATTTGCTTTCTTGGTATCATATTAATATTTTAATATCTACTCTAATTTTATTTTGGTTTTGACCTAAAGCAGTAGGACTATATAAGTTTAAATTTGGAAAATTATTATCTCTAATTAACCAAGGGTAAAATGTATCTTCTCCATCTCCTCCAGAATAGCAATATCCTAAAGCATTAGTATAAGTAGGCAGACTAGAAAACCCAATAAAAATATTTCCTAAAGTACTTCCTGTAAAATCTGGAACTCCCACTGTATTATCAAACTCAGCAATAACACTCACTGTACCATCTATTTGTTGTTCTAATAAAGCTGAATAAACTTTATATGTAGGTTTAAGGCTAAATATAACAGTTGTTAATCTTGTAATTTGATTTAATATTTGGTATAATAGGTTAGATTCATTGCTCCACCCTATTTGTCTTGAAACTGATGTCATAATGTTTTTATTTTAATAATACAAATATATAAATAATTTTATTTATATTTTTATTTTTTTAGTTATTATTCTACCTGTTTTAGTTTTTACAATTATAATATAAAGTCCACTTTGTAAATCTACCAAGTCTAGGTTTTTAGAAACTAAGAATCCTTCAAAACTATATACGTTTACATCAATTATATCTTCATCTCTTATGTCTAGTGTTTTTCCTACTAAAGTTAAAACACTAACTGTATAAGTTTGTTGTAAATCATTAAACCCTTCTGTTGTCCAAGTGTTTATATTAGAAGTTTGAATAGAATATAGTTTATTACTAATAAAAGGATCTGGTAAATTTAAAAATAATTTGTAATTACCTGATGGTAGTCCTAAAGATAATAGATTGGTAGTTATTGTATAATTTGTAGTGTTACAGTTTTTAATGTTATTGTCAATTACAAAAGAATAATTAATGTTTGTTGTTGTGTTTTTACAAACAAGATATGCTTTTCTATCTTTAAATAAATTAGCATAACCATAATTACCCATATTTATAGTTAAAACTCCATTTGTAATATTTGAATTATTAAGTCTAAAATCATACCCTAAACTTTTTTGCATAGTTGTAAAACATCCACTTGTCTGCCAATTGGTAATAACTGTAGTATAATAATCTTTATTAATTAAACTCCAATTGTATTTATTCATTTCTAACAATGCATTAGTGCAATCTGTTCTTGGTGAATTAACACCATCAGTTTCCCCAGTTACTGGTAGATTAATTGTATTTGTCTGCCAATATAACACATCTGTTGCACTTGGTATTCCACTAGCTCCCCTAACTAAAAAAGTACCACTATCTCCCCATTGATTTAAAAAGGCATCATTATAAAAGCCTATCCTACCAACATATGAATTTCCATACATCTTCTGTTTTATGTAAACATATCTAACTTGTAATGGTATTGAAATATCAAATGAATTAATCATTGCATCCATTACAACTTTTCTATTAGCCCATTGAGTGGTTGTGTATTGTGTATAATCAGCATTACCAAATTCAGAAGAACCTGTGTAGTACCATTCACCATATTTACCAATAAATCCTGCTTGAATTGCAACTATAACATCTTTGTTAGCATTTACCACAGGTGCTAATTGCGCAATGTGTGCGAGTATTTGAGCTTTAGTTGGTTGAAACACTGTATAAGAACTAGAAGATGTATATGTAAATCTAACAATAACCTTGGCACCAGCTGCTCTAATTCTATTAAAATCAGTTTGCATATTAGCAAGATAGGTAGAAGTAATAGAAATGCCAGTAATAAAATCTCTTAAAAAGAATTGTCTTTGAATTACTGTAATGTTTTCACTCGTTCTATATCCTGTAAGTGTAGTTTGGTTTAGTAAATTATATCCACCAGAAGATCCAGTAGATGTATAATGATAGAATCCTTTTTCAGGATTTGAAATAACTGTATTACTTGGTTGATAAGTTACAGTTTGTGATGTCAATACTAACGTAGTTAATAAAAACAAAATTGATAATAGTTTCATAATTTTAAATTTGATTGTCTATATGCAAAATTCATTACTCCTAAATCTAATATCTTCTGATTACACTCTGCTCTAAGTCTATCTCTTTCATCAATTGCTGCTTGAGGAATAGGTATTAAATCAATACTTAACTTTTCAATATGCTTTCTTAAAAGGTCTGATATTAACCCTGTATAATATAAATCTATTTCTAATGCTTGTGGTATTCTAATATCATTTATCTCCTGAGTTGTTGCTCCTTCATAAAATGTTTGATTATCAAAATCCCAATATGGTTTAATATAAGTATCAACTAATAGATAGTCAATAACACTCTCATTTTCCTGTAATTCTGTTTCTATTGCTGTTGCATATAGAACCTTTCCTGTGTTACTATTTACTATTGTCTTCATTAAGTAAGTTTCATTTTTTCTACTGTTGTTCTTTTATTTGTAAAAGTTGTTCCAACTGCATCATTTGCAACTGTAAATATAAAATATATGGCAGACGTTGGTGCTATTGTTATTACAGTTGATGCTCCAAAAATCTGGTCTGTAAATTGGTTATTTAATAATGACACTGTTGGTACTGCTGTTATTAAATCCATACTAGTTCCTTTAACAACAAACTTTCTATTAAAACCTCCATTTCTAAAAGAACCAGTAGTATAAAGTGAGATTTGTGTTGCTCCAGATAAACTATTAGTTGTATTGTAATATAGTTTTATTGAAATAGGATTGGCACTATTTTTATTATAATCAAATGTTATAAATAAATCACAAATAGCATCTAATGTATTTGCTGGTACTAACATACTTGATATAATTGTTTCAGCAGTTGTTCCTGTAACAGAACCTGTTGAAACTGATGTAATTAATTTTCTTGTAAAATCAATAGCATCAAACCTTGACCAATCTGTAGAACTTAACGCTCCCCTATTTGTAGCAGAAGCAGTTGGAACATTTAATGTAATTACAGGAGTAGTTGTTCCTGTAGCTACAGAAGAAGATAAATCTGTTCCTGTTGTTCCTAGTGTTAAAGCAGCAACTGAAGTAACTGTTCCACTCCCTTTAGAATTAAATGTTGTCCAATCTGTGCTACTTAGAGCACCTCTGTTTAAAGCACTAGCTGTTGGTAAATTAAACGTGTGAGTTGCTGTGGTAGAGTTAATAGCAAAATCAGTTCCTGTCGTTCCTACTGCTAAATTCTGTACTTGTGCTGTAAGTCCATTTAATGCAGTTAAACCAGTTGAAAAGGTTGTTATTACTTGACATAAATGATTGTCCTCTGTATGAAGTGTAATAGTTCTTCCACTATGTGTAACATAAATTCTTACTGCTAGTCTGTCCGTTGCTAATAAAGCAGTTTGTGGAACTGCTAAAGCACTAACATATAAATCTATACTTGTACCTCCTGTTATATTCTCTGGAGTTGCAGAATTAGAAGCTATTAAAGATAAAGTTGCTCCATCCCATTTGTATAACTCAACGTAAAATGATGGCGAACCTCCTCCACTTGAAGCACTAAAATAGGTTTCAAAATTCCAATTTCCTGCTGGTATCTCTAATTGATTTGGTACTCCTGCATCTGTAATAAACGATTGAATATAACCATTTGCATTTATTGTAAAATCTGTACCTGCACCTAGAATTGGCGTTCTGTCCATTTCTTTAAATGTAACTCCTCCAAACGTGCCTTGTGAAACTGAACCATTAAGATAAAAAGATAATGATGAACCGCCACCGCTTGAAGTTGAAAAATTAGCTAATGTACCATCACCACGAACGTATTGAGATACTGCTCCTGCCCCTGTTACAGCTATATCACCACTTGATGTAATAGGACTATTTGTTACCGTAAAAGCAGACGGCATAGTTAACCCTACTGAAGTAACTCCAGCAGCTGGAATATCATCTAATGTTGCAAGTGTATATACTCCTTCTGGTTTATATGGAATATAAAAATTAACAGGACCATTAAAAGCTGTTTGAGGTATAAAGTAATCTGGATGATAAATTAAACTAATATCTTGAAGAATTGCACTTGAATTTAAAATAAAACCAACTCCATAATTGATTGTATCATTTATAACACTAAAATTAACAGTATTTGTTATATCCTGATTCAAATCACCTAAAGTTAAACCTCCATTAGCAAATGTTGAAGTTGTACCGCTTGGTGATAAAATTAACACGACATCACTATTTAACTCTCCATAACCGCCACTAGTGGTATTATTAACTTTAAAAGATTTTGCAGGGAATATGTTATCATTGTCTATAATAATACTTTTGCTCGTAATATTACCAACGTCTGTTACTTGTTGAAGATTTGGTGTAATTCCACCTCCACCGCTTGTTCTAGTTACATTAACTTCAATTATATTAGGGTTAACCGTAATATCTACTAAATCAATCGTTTCTTGTATTACTATATCTACTGCCATTATCTTGAAATATCATCGTTAATAATAAACAATCCACTAATCCACGTTACAACCGTATCATCCGACAAAGTAATTTGTATATCGTATTGATACGTACAAGCAGGAATATTTATGATTTGCTCATTAATTTGAAAGTCGCCACCCTCCGCATCTGTAATAGTTAAATCGGGAGTAAACATAACAACGCCTCCTGGTTCTTTTCGAAGTTGCATTAAGATAGTAGCACCCGTTAAATCTAAATCAACGCTATTTACCTTTATGTTTATCGGTGTTTGGTAAAATGTGTCCCCTCGTTTGTGCGTGAAATTTACTGTTTTCATTTGATAAATACTTTTCTAATTTCTTAATGTTTTCTTCTGTTCTTTTGTCTGTTTTTCTCATAGTTTAATCTTCTAAAAAATACCATCGGTTCAAGATACTACTTTTATTGTAAACGGGAGGTACAATTTGACTGTCTGCGCTTAAATATTCTGGCAGTTGATTAAGCATTAACCAACGCTCTAACCTACCTTGATACATTTCGGCTTTTAATCTTTGGTTATTTACTAAATAATCAACTTCTGTTTTATCAACTGCTGCCGTATTTTCGGGTTGAGTTTTATAAATACCGTTGTTAGTTATTTTGTACGCACCTACTAAAAGATATTCTACTGCGCTTTGATGAATCAAAAACGGTTTGATGTAATTGTCAAACAAAGTTAAATATAAACCGCTTAAATCGTCGTTACCAAAGTCAACATCTATTTTATTGAATAGCGTTTCTCCTAAAATTTCCTCTAGCTTTGTGCGTTGTGCATCTGCTATGCAAGGGATATACAAATCAATATCGATATTTCCCCCTAAAAGGGTATTTTTTGTCAGTTCGTTTTCTCTTAACCAAATATTCATAATAGTTGTATTTATGGTTTACATATCGTGAGGCGCAATATAGACTTTCATTGGGTTGGTTGGAGCTATTTCTCCTGCTTTTCTAACATCGGCTGGTGTTGATGGTTGTGCGGCTGTATTTTTACCCGTTCCTATTTTTCTGTACATTTCTCTGGTCCAATAATGGCGGCAAGTTCCGTAGGGAAAAGCCTCAGAAAGTAAGCCACCGCCCTTCCATAAAAAGACATCATACGGATCATTCGGATTAGGTTTCATTCCGAATCCCGGATTAACATTTTGAGCCGACATACCTCCTAAAGTTGCTGGATAATTACTTCCGACAATATCCTCTTTACGATAAAGTTTATTTGCAGACATCATAGCTTTGCAAAATCCACGCTCTGGGCTTGGGTTTCCGCTATATCTATAACGTGTAATATAAAGTTTGGTGTCTTGCTCTGAAAGACTTTTAGTTCTAGCTGTTCCTGTCTTAACATCAGCCATAGCAATATTCATTAACTTGACCGTTGTAGTGTTCAATCGTTCCAACTCCGCATCTCGTTCATCTTCTTTATCGTAGTCTACCGGATCCGAGCTAACTAACTCCCATTCGTTCAAATCTATGTCCTCTCCTAAGTCTGAAAAGTCATCGGCAGATAACTTTACTTCCTGCGCTGGTGGTATTGTTGTTGTTGCGATTGGCTCCTCACTTCTTAAACTTTCAAACTGTAAATCCAAACTGATTCCGTTTGCAGTTAAAATATCCATTAAACCATCCAAAATAATTTCTTGCTTTGGTTTGATTACGTTAATCATCAATTCTGCAAATCCTACTTTAATTTCATCGGCATTTGAACTAAATCCGTTTGCCTCTTTAATACCTACTAACATAGGAGATGTTAATTTGTGAGCAGTACAAAGTTGTTGTCTAGCTTCCGCAGTTAGATATTCATATTGTTTGTGCGCTTCGCTAACTTCTAAAGCTGTGATTGTGATTTCACTTTCTTTATTGTCATTCCAATTTAAAAAGAAATTTCCCGCTTTGTTTGAACCGCTTAAATTCTCACGAATCTTGCGAGTGGTTTCCATTATTTCAATCTCACTAGATTGAACTCCTGCATTCATATTGATAATGTACCCAAACGATAAACCGTTTTGAATATGCTTAATGCAATAGTTTTGGAACTCCTCTTCAAACTTTGCCCAAGACAACCCACTCACATAACTAGGGTTACTATAATAAAATTGTCCTACTTGATAATCTTTTATAATGTAGATTTCCGAGCGTTCTCCGCTTCCACTTCCAAAACCAAATGCATCGTATCTTTCGGGTTTGTATTTTTGTGTTTTAGCAAAGTCATAAGAATACCAATAACCCGTTATATCGCCATCTTCATTCGCCACTTCAGGTGCTACTCTTTCTTTGGC